GGTCAACGAAATTTCTCAATGTCTCGCCGTCAAGCTGTTGCAAGTCAGTTAAATACGCCCCTTTTGTAGTTTGTAATTGATTTTCCATGTCATGTCCTTTTTAATGCCCCTAATTCTCAAATTTTGGGGGTTATTTGCCGTTTTACCGTTTATCTAGTGTAATTGTGCCACTAGATAATTCAGGACGGTTACAAGCGATTTTAGAGCCATTTCTTGCCCTTTGACTTTTTTAGGTGCCAAAGCTCCCTTTTGAGCTTGGTGTTTTCTTGAGCTAGTGACAAGATTCTGTCTTGCTGACTATTGATAATCTCCCCCAACTCTCGACCTAAATTCATGTACTTGTTCCGCCAACGGTTCTCAACTTCATAAGTTTCTTGTTCCACGTTTAATGCCTACCCTCCCACCACTTCAATTATTTAATTAATTATTTTTCTCAAAAATGCTTTGATTTCGTCTTTTGTAACTTCGTTACGTTCTGTGCGTTCGAAGTCCGAACCGTCAAGTTTAGTTACGTTGTACTCAACTTCCACATTAAGCACTTCGCAGCCAAACAGTTCAGCAAGCTTGTCGAGCTTGTCTTTTTGGTCTTCATACGACTCAAGCGGCATAGATAGAGCATTTTCTAAATCTTCGCTGAATCCCGCTTCAAATGCTAGACTCCCTCTGTCTTTGTATTTTCCGAGAAATCCATCTTTTTCAGCGCTATAAAATACGACTTGTTTGTTATTTTCTTTCATGATTATTCTTCCTCACCTTCGTTATATTTCTTAAATCTAAGAGTTAGAGCAGTGATACCTGCTGCAATTACTACGAGCCCCAAAGTGCTAGCGATACCTTCTTTTTCACCAGTGTTCGGAAGAGTACCACCGTAAACAGGTGTATTTGCCACCTCTTTTGGCTCAGAATCGAGCTTATAAGATACTGCGGCAGATTGTGCCGCTTTATTATTAGGACGCTCTACGCTCGTTTTAGGGGCTTTTTCTGGCGTGCTAGGTTTTTCTGGTGTTGGTTCCTCTGGGATGTGCAATTCTGGCAAATCGAGGATAGGGGCATCATTCGGAATCACTCCACCTTCAAATGGTGGCAACTCACGAACTTCTGGAATTCCCGGAATACCTCCTTGGAATTCAGGCTTATCGTGTACTGGTGCTTCATTTGGTACTGTGCCTCCGTTCCACTCTGGCTTGTCGTAAACTGGTGCTTCGTTTGGCACTGTGCCGATTGGCTCGTTATATTCTGGAATTTCAACAACTGGTGGATCATTAGGGACTACACCGCCTTCAAATTCCGGTTTTTCATATTTTGGAGCGTCGTTTGGTACAGTTCCAATTGGCTCTGTATACTCCGGCAACTCACGTACTTCCGGAATGCCGGGAATGCCGCCTTCAAACTCTGGAATGTCAACTTTTGGAGCTTCACGAGGGATTTCAAAAGTTGGCTCTGGTTTGTTCTCACCAGACGCATCACCACGGCCACCGACAAGCTGAATTTTTTGGTATGCAACAGAACCATCATTCTCAGCTTTTAGCTCAATTTTATTTGTGGGGTTAGTGGAGTCCTTAACCGCATTTGTTAATTTTGTCTTGTAGTACAAGTAAATCATGTGGTCTAGTCTATCCATTTTGATTTCAAAACCATGCTCAGATTTTGAGATAGACTTAACTAAGTCCATAGCTGAACCTTTGTCAATCCACGGATCTAGACTTTCAATGTTCTTGATTTCAAAGTAGTTATCAACAAGCTTTTGGTTTTCTGACATCTCGTCAATGATTGATACATAGTTTAGTACTCGTTTTGCATAGTTAACACGAGCAGTCCAATTAATAACAGTAGGGTCTTCTTTGTCTTGGAATCCCCACTTTGTGATAAGTTCATCTTTACCGATGACTCCCTCATTACCAACATTGACTGTTACTACAGTTCCATTGAAATTGATATTTACTGGCTTACCTGCCACAACTTTATCTGTCCAACTTGCATCTAGTTTCAAGTTCATGATCTTATTCAAAGGGTGTGATTTGAAATAGTCGTTAAATACAGTGGTTACTTTGTTAGTGGTGGCGTCTGCTGTAGCTTTACCAACTACTGCTTTTTCAGGGTTATGTACATCAAACTCATAAGAGGTTTGGAATTTCACTTCTTGAGGCAAGTCAAAAGTAACTTTGTCCCCCTCGTTAACTGGCACATCATCTGGAATTTGAATATCTTTATACTCAACTTCAAACGGGCTATATTTTCCGTTACCATTTGGGAAAGTAACCTCAACATTTGGATTTTCAACGTTGATAGTGTCGCCCGTTTTAGTCACTGTAGTAGGTGCCGCTTCGACTGGTTGAGCTACTTCTGTAGTTTCTGCAATCGGTTGAGATTCTACTGGTGCTGGTGCCAACACTTTTGGTGTTTCTGCAACCGCTGGTGTTTCTACTGCTGCCACTGTTTCAGACGGTGTCACCGTAATATTCCCAGCGTTGTCAGCGGTATAAACATTAGATACTGCCGGTTGTGTGTCTGCCACTGGTGCGGCAGTTTCGTCCGCTGATACTGATCCAGCTCCAATCAATAGAGCTGTAGCAAGTGCGAGTGTACCACAAAGACCGAATGCTTTAGTCTTAACGTAAGATGGTTTTGAAGTTGTTTGAGTGTTAAAAGATTTCATGGTATAATCTCCTTGGTATAATTTTCTTGCATGGGCCCTAACCCATGCTTTTTTAGTGCCTTCAACGTGCACCCACGACCTCGCCGCTTTGTAAATATGTTTTTTAGAAAGATTTTTGTGTGGGTAGTAAAGTGTTAATTTTTTGGGGAAAAATTACGGGTATAAGATGCACTCCACGACGAGGTCATGGCTACACGTTGAAAGATGGTTACTATTTACTATATTTCCGCTTGAGTCGTTCTTGTTTCTCCTCTGGGGTTTCAACCCATTCAAAGAACGGCTCCGGTTGTTTCGGTTTCTTCTTAGGAAAAAGTTTTCTTAGTAGTTTCATGAGTTACCCCACAAGTTGGTCTTCTGGCAAGCCATGATCTAGGTTGTAACGTCTAGCCTTGGTTGTGTAAGATTCCCATTGTGGGACTACGTAAGTTTCAGTTTCTTGTTTTTTGTTTGACCAAATCCATCCGAATAGTTTTTTCATGTTTTTTACCTCTCTCATTCTTCTAACTACTACTGTATTGTTATCAGTTAGTAGTTATTTCCAGTTAGTGCCGGTAGGCTCTAGATTGTTGTTAGTTAGTACTTGTTGTATAGTTAGTATTTATTAGTGCCCAATTTTACACATTGCAATTTTACACATTGCAATTTTACACATTGCAATTTTACACATTGCAATTTTTGGGAACTGTAAAATTTACGTTGTGCTATCTGTGGATAACTCTTTCTCAAGATGTACCATCAGATACTCTAGGTAGTTGTCTGTTATAGGAACATCTGAGAAAAATCTGTGTACCTCACTCCCTTTTCCTCTACCTAAGCTACGCTTAATCACTCTCATATATCCTGCTTCTTCTAAGATTTTGAAATGGCTATCAACGGTAGTGCGGCTTATGCCTAGCCGTCTTGCGATTTCATCAGGATATACAACCCAATCGGGCTTATTGGTCAAGATGACCGTTAAAATGCCTATTGTTGCTGGTTTCAACCGTTTGTCTTGAGTAAAAGCGTTATTGATAGATGTGTAATTTTCGTTTGCGTTCCTGATTATGTATTGCATACCTCATAGTCAAGCCCCTTTCCGTAGTTTTTCTTTGCGAAAACCTATGATTATGTCATAGTAAGCGTGACCACTTGGAATGACATATTTAGTTAGATCATCAACTCTGGAACCGTCTGCCATAATGTTGATTATGACCGGTTCCCATTTTTGTTTTTTCATGGTACAATCTCTTTAGTTTAAATTTTCTATCGGTCTGACTCTGGCAGGGGTCAGCCTTTTTTGTTGCCTTGGCGACACTGGAGAACTAGCGAGGACTTTTGGATTTTATTTTTAGGAGTTCTTATAAAATCAAATCATCTAATGGTATTGCTTACGTTTCAACTGAATTGTTGCCCCGCTAGCTCACTGCTACGGCTAGGGATGTTAACTTTATTTGAATCTGTTTCTGGTTTTCCATTCAATGAAGGACTTGAAACCTTCATAGTTGATGAAAACCAGTTTGTGTGTTGGGTTGAATACATAGTCTCGAAAGTCTTTGTTGTCCCTCATTTCTCGAATGAGATTCTTTGCCATCGACTTCCCCAGGCCTTCCCACCGCTGCATGAGGTGATCATAGTCTCCCCACTCAGCTGTTTCGTTAATTCCGACGGGTCTGTAGG